ACTATTTTTTTAAAAAAATAAACATGTGCAAGAAAAATGATGAATGAAAAAAGGTAAATGTGTGAAATTAAACTTATTTAACCCAATAAAATCGGTTTATGGTACCGTAGATTCCACAAATCTAAAATCAATTTATATTAATATTCAATCTTGGGTGTCACCAAAATCAAATCAACTTAATTGGTCCCGAATTGTTAGTAATTTAAATAAAGAAATTAAAAATTCTGTTTTTAATTCAATAGATAAAAATTTATTTAAAGAACACACAATTGTTGATTTAGATTTAAGAAGTAGTGGATTGTTTGAGGGTAAAAAATCATTTTTAAATTTGGAAGTTAATATATATCCTAATAAAGAAATTGATTTTAAATCTCCTGAATTAAAAGAATCTGTTAAAGAAATAATTAAGAATATTGTTAAAGATAATGTGGTCGAAAACGAATTCTTTACCTTTTCTATATCAAAAAGTAAATAAAGATAGTATATCGATATATTTATCTTAAAAACTATTGATGAAACTATTAAGAATTTTAGAAGCAAATGAAATCGGCCATGGCATTTTAATTGAAACGGATGCAGGTTGGGTATCACCAAAAGATATACGTAATGCGGATATGTTAAAAGAGGCGGCTAATTTGGATTATAGAAATCCGTTTGAATTTTATGCTGTATTACAAAAATATGACACCCCAAATAGAAACGGAAGATTTTACCCCGAAAGAATATTAAAAAGAGAAGCGGATAATTACAAAAAGGCAATTGCTAAGGGATTGTCTACTTCAGAACTTAATCACCCTGAATCATCACTAATTGATTTAGATAGAGTGTCTCACATCATTACAGACATATGGTGGGATAAGAATATCCTAATGGGCAAACTTAAACTGTTAACATCACCAGGATTCCACGAGAGAGGTATCGTATCAACTAAAGGAGACCAAGCAGCAAATCTTATGAGACAAGGTGTAACTATGGGAGTTTCTTCGAGAGGTGTTGGTTCTTTAAAAAAGGTTGGAGAAAGAAATGAAGTTCAAGATGATTTTGAATTAATTTGTTTTGACTTAGTATCATCTCCATCAACACCGGGAGCGTATTTGTTCACTAAACCTGAAGATAGAGAGATGTATGAAGAGAATTTAGAGGAAGAAAAAAAATATAAATCACCTGAAAATTCAGAATTTCAATCGAAAGGGGTTGACTTAATGAGAAAATTAACCGATTATTTGGGAAAATAAAATTAAAATATGGAAGAAAAATTTTTTGTAGCAAAAGTTCAGTATGATTTACCAGATGAGAATAGTGGTAAGATTAAAAAAATCAGAGAGGAAAAACTTGTAAAAGGATACTCTGTTACAGATGTGGAAGCAAAGGTAACTGAGAAATATCAAGGATTTACTCATGAATGGAGAATCACATCGGTATCTGAAAGTAAGATTGATGAAGTTATTGATTAATCTAAAACAAAAAATAAATTGGTTTATTTAAACCAATTAAGTTAAAGTGGTCTATTTTGACCACTTTTTTTATGCTTGGTGATATTTATTAAATAAATAAACCTATAAAGATTCAAAAAAATAATATTTCCCAATCAATAAAAGGGATTTTTAATTTTTTGGTAATATTTATTAGTTAAAATAAATATATTTCCGATATGAGTGAAAACAAATTAGTTCAAGAGGCCCTTATTCAAATGAAACAAGTTGAAGAAGCTATAGCCGAAAACGCAAAAGGAATACTTGCTTCTACAATGAAGGAAGAAATCAATCAATTAGTAAAGGAATCTCTTTCTGAACAAGATGAGGAAGATGAGGTTAATTTAGATGCTGACATGGAAATGTCCGCTGATAACGATGACGTAGAGACGGATATGGATTTTGGCTCGGATGATGATATGGAAATGGATTTTGACATGGAAATGGATTCTGATGAAATGCCAATTGACTTAACCAACGCTTCTGATGAAGAAATTCTAAAAGTCTTCAAAGCTATGGGAGAAAATGATGGTATTATCGTGAAAAAAGACGGTGATGATGTTCATTTAACTGATAGTGATGCTGATGTTGAATATCTTGTAAAACTTGGAGAATCTGAGGAAGACATGATGGAAGAAGAAGATGACGACATGATGGAAGAATACGACGACATGATGGAAGAAGACGATGAAACGACTAATGATGTTATCGACGCTATTTTTAGTGGTGATATGTCAGGTATCGACGAAGAGGAAGAAGACATGGACGAAGTTGTTTACGAAATCGAAATGGACGAAGAAGATATGGACGAAGTTGTTTACGAAATCGAAATGGACGAAGAAGACATGGATGACGAAGACATGGAAGAAGAAGACATGGATGACGAAGACATGGAAGACATGACTAATGAAACCTACAAACCTAAAGGTGTTGGAATTGGTAAAGGTCCTAAATTCTCTTACAAAGACAAAGCTGCAGGAGGATTTAAAGAAGACAAAAAACAAGGTCCTAGAACAATGGGAACTGGAAAAGCTAAATTCGAATACAAGAAAGGTGCAAACATGGAAGGTAAATCCAAAGTTGTTAAATCTGAAACCAAAGAGGGCGATTACGGAATGAATAAAGGTGATAAGTCCAAAACAATGAAAGGTAAAGAAGATTACACAACTAAAAAAGGAGACACTCTTAAAAGAAAGGCTTTCGAGAAAGAAGAAACTAAGGAAGCTGCAAGAACTTACGGAATGGGTTCTAAAGAAGGTAGAGGATTAAGAAAAGGCATCACTCCAAACAGAAACTATACTTATGGTAAAAATGGTGTTAAAACTGAATCTACTCAAGAAGAAGTTAGTATGTTGAGACAAAAGAATGATGAGTATAGAAAGGCATTAAATGTTTTCAGAGAAAAACTTAATGAAGTTGCTATATTCAATTCAAACTTGGCTTACGCAACTAGATTGTTCACTGAACATTCAACTACTAAAAAAGAAAAAATAAATATCCTTAGAAGATTTGACGATGTTGAGACTTTAAAAGAATCTAAAAATCTTTATAAGTCAATCAAAGATGAGTTAGCTAAGGTAGACACAAAATCAATCAACGAATCAGTAGGCGCTAAATTAAATAAATCAGTATCTACAGGTTCATCAACTACTCTAATTGAAACTAAAACCTATGAGAATCCACAACTATTAAGAATGAAGGATTTGATTAGTAAGTTGGGGTAATAATAAAAATAAATCTAAAACAAAACAAATACTAAAATGGGAGCATTATTAGAATCAGGTCTTGTTGGTAACATCGGGTTAAAACACCTTAAAGTTATTAAAGAAGACACAATCAACAAATGGGACAAATTAGGATTCTTAGAGGGTCTTAAAGGTCACATGAGAGAAAACGTAGCACAATTATACGAAAACCAAGCATCGTTCTTAATTAACGAAGCATCATCTACATCTGACACAGGTGCATTCGAAACAGTGGTTTTCCCAATCGTTAGACGTGTATTCTCTAAATTATTAGCAAACGATATCGTTTCAGTACAAGCAATGAACTTACCAATCGGTAAATTATTCTACTTCGTACCTAACATTCAGTCTTATGAAACTGAAACATCAACAACAGGTATCCACTACGCACCGTATGGTTCACCAAACGCGGCTGCTGACCAAACACCTAACAGTGGTTACGACTACAACAACACTAAAGACCTTTACGATAGATTCTACGAAGGTAACGAACCAGCATTAGACCCACCAGGTTTATTTGACTATTCTAAAGGACAATATTCTGCAATTACAGCTAGCGTTGCTACTGTTGCTTGGGATGGAGATTCATTAGTTGTGACAGGTTATGGTGCAACTGACTACAGAAAAGTGTTAATCGTTATGTCAGGTTTCGCATCTGATGGAGCAGGTAAATTGATTGGTCCTGATGGTCAACCGATGGATAACGAATCTTTCTTATCGGATTTAACAATTAAAGGTGTAAGTGGTAACGTTTACACTTCAGCTAACACAACTAATCCTTATTTATTCAGAGTTGTAACTCAAAAATATGGTAAAGGTATTGTTCAGTATGGTGATAACAATTCAACGGCTGTTTTCCCTAATAGTAAAACAGGTGGTGGTCAATATGACAACTTATGTGATGCTGAAGGTAAAATCTACTTAGAAGTTGACTTACAAGTACCAGTATGTATTACTTGTGGAGGTTCATTGGACGGTTACACAGGTTCAACATTCTCTTCATCTACCGCAAATGACAATGCTTTCGGAGCAACTTACAGAATCTACAAAAACTTAGAGTTTGAAGATAGAATTGGTGAGGTTTCTTTTGACCTTCAATCAGTAACTGTTTCTGTAACAGAAAGAAAATTAAGAGCTCAATGGTCTCCTGAAATGGCACAAGACGTTGCAGCATTCCATAACATTGACGCTGAGGCTGAGTTAACAGCATTGTTATCTGAGCAAGTTGCGGCTGAAATCGACCGTGAAATCTTAAGAGATTTACGTAAAGGTGCAGCTTGGAACTTGAGATGGGATTACAATGGTTGGAAACGTCTTGGTTCAAGTGCAGTTCCTTATACTCAAAAAGATTGGAACCAAACTTTAATCACAGCAATCAACCAAATTTCAGCTCAAATCCACAAATCAACATTGAGAGGTGGAGCAAACTGGATAGTTGTTTCTTCTGAAATCAGTGCAATTTTTGATGATTTGGAATATTTCCACGTATCAAACGCGGCTCCTGAACAAGACCAATACAACATGGGTATTGAAAGAGTTGGAACATTAGCTGGTCGTTACCAAGTATATAGAGACCCTTACTTCCCACCTAACCAAGTGTTAATGGGACACAAAGGAACATCTTTATTAGATACAGGTTACATTTACGCACCATACGTTCCATTACAATTAACTCCAACTATGTACAATCCGTTTAACTTTACACCAATCAAAGGTATCATGACTAGATACGCGAAAAAAATGGTGAACAACCGCTTTTACGGGAGAATTACAGTTGATGGTGTTAGAACATTTGATTTAAGAGAATTGAGATAATCAATCCTTAACAAAATACCAAAAGGAGACAAGAAATTGTCTCCTTTTTTTTTTTATTTTTTATTAAATAGTAGATTTTTTGGAAAAATGTTGTATATTTATAGTTATGAAAAAAATAGAATTAAGTGAAAAACAGTTACAAACTGTTATGAATATGTATAAAAATGAGTTACTCGGAACCCATACAATATCATTGAAGATGGGTATTAGTAAACCAACAATCAATAGGATACTTAAAGAAAATGGTGTTATATTTGGTCAATCTGGAAGACGTTTTATTGGTGGTAAAAAAGTTGCGGATAAAAAATGGAGGGAAAAAAACAAAGATTATACATCGAAAGGTCACAAAAAATGGTCTGAAAAAAATAGAGACCATCTAAATGAATACCATCAAAAATGGAGAGAAAAAAATATTGATAAACATAGGGAGTATAAACGTAAGTATGAAAAACATCGTAAAGATACTGACCCCCTCTATAAGCTAATCAGTAATTTTAGAACTGCAATATATCAGGTATTAAAAGAGAACCGGGTCGATAAGAATCAATCATATTTTGATGTGTTACAATATACTCCTGAACAATTAATAGTTCATTTGGAAAAACAATTTACCGAAGGAATAACATGGGAAAATTATGGTGAATGGCATGTTGACCATAAACAACCTATCTCATCATTTAATATCCAAGAAATGGGTGACAGTGAATTTATGAAATGTTGGTCATTAGAAAACCTCCAACCAATGTGGGGAGAAGAAAATATTCGAAAATCAAATAAAATTTTTAATAATTAAAAAAATTATATTATCTTTGTATTCTAAATCGTAATCATCATGAAAAAACTATTTGTAATTATCTCA